TTGTTGATACACATAACCATCATATCCACCGTGTATTACAAACACAACACCATCTTCATTTATATGGTCTGTACAAGAAGGTTGAATACCTAAAGTTTCAGCAAACTCATAACCTTCTGCAGTCCTGTGAGCAATAACACCTTTAGTACGTTCTTTAGTTCTTGCATCATTACCTGATGTATCACAAAAGAATATTCTATACTGAGTTTTATCAGGAACTATTACTGAATCAAATTCAGTTATGTCAGAGTAAATATTAAACAATTGATGAACCGCAGTACTAATTGATCCAAGCTCGACATCACCAATACGTTCAGTTCCTGCAACAGTTCTTAAACCATCTCGACCTAAGAATACAATATCACCAGCAAATTCTTGTATAGTAAAGCCATTCATACAACCAATGTTTCTAGCTACAGGCTGCAGTTGAAAGTCTGCTATGGTATTACCATCAAGTCTAAAAATACGTTCTTCACAAAAAATAAATAAAGAATCACGAAAAGGAAATATACCTGTAATAGGACTATCTACTCGTATAGATCCTGCACCATTAGCAGGTGTAAAATCTGTAGGACCATAAGGTGCACTAAATATTAACTCTTGAGGGTTGGATGTCATCCCAGCAAAGAATAAAGCGTTTTTAAATCCTGTAACAAACTGAGGATCTGCTGGAGCATTAGTGGTATTAATATCTGTTACTGAATTTCCTGTAGTATAAAAAGATGCCCGATTTGCACCGTCAGCAAAAACAATAGTAGGAGTACCATTTATGTTATATCTAAAGTGTGAGTACTTTTTTGCACCCGTACGACCACTATCAATCTCCGTCCAGTACTGACTTACTGCTGCACCATCTGCATGTACTGCTGCGCTTGTACTGTTAGCACCACGAGTACACCCTATAAAAGTTACAGAGTCAATACTGGTATAAGTAATCTGCTCTGTACCTATTAGAATAGTTCCTGAAGAACTAAACCCTGCAGTACTATTTACAACAACACTAGTTGCAGAGTTAGTTGTAGAGCCATTAGTATTAGAGCTACCATTAGAAGATCTAAAAACTTTGGTCCCTCGTGCAGCTATTATTTCATTTTGATGAAAAGCTGACATAAGAATTTTTTCTGTAGAAGATGCAGTCTGAGGAACAATATTAGTATTCCACTTTATGTACCCATTAATACGTCTATACCCACCCTTAATGTCAGGCTCAAAGTTTTGTAACTCAAAAGCCTGTCCGGGTTGCATAGTGAATGTAGATCTATTAAGAACTAATCCACCTTGGCAAGGAAAGATAAAAGGATTAAGACCTGCTTCATCTGCCATTATACTAAAGAACTTCCTACGGATGATTTATATATTACTGTAGAGCGAATATAGTCTGTCCTGTTAGACAGTAGAGTTTGCATGCTTTTAATACCATCTTCAAACCTTGCAAAGTTTAATTGGTATTCTCCACCTTCTCCTCTGTATTGATAGCCAAAGGCAGTAGCTCCATCTACAATTACCTGCCTATACTGCGAAGGTATAGTAGGTACATCTGTTGCCGCACTTAATGCAGTAGTGTATATGTAATATTCAAACTTTAAAGAGTATGCTTTATCAGGATAAGGATATAAACCAAAGTTATTATCAGGTGTTCTAAATACATGAGAGGGTACACCCCCTACATCAGACCTATCTTCTTGATTAATAAACTTATTTAAATAATCTTTATAGTCAATAATAGTAAGAGATTTACCTTCAACACTTAAAGAAGAATCATCTACAAGTCTAAATGTATCGTAATCTACATGTTTAGCGTTTGTAGGTATAGTGTATCTAGTTGTTCCTGCTACAAGTGTCTCTGTCTGCGTAGCGTGATTATAAGGCCAACTAAACTCACGAGTATTAATATAGTTAATGGCATCGTTTACAGCGTTCTTACACTGAGTTTGAAACCCACGAGAGTTGACAAAGTTAGATGAAGTTAAAGCTACTTCATTAAACCTAGCTAGTACTTCGTTTGTAAGATCGAGATAAGTGTAAGCCATTATATTTCCCTAAGATAGCCTAAAGGGGCCACTCGAAAGCAGCCCCCCTAAAGTTAGTTCATTTATGCAAGCGTATCACGATCTACTTCTGCCGCTGCCTTTGTAGCGCCCATAGGCATATACATTACAAAGAACTTAAACGAACCTGCAGAAGGTGCGTTTGAACCTGCAAGCAACGCAGTAATAGTCGTGTCAGCAGTTGTGACATTCGTAATGCCGTTTACTGTGGTAGTAGTGGCACCTAATGTTTTAGCGCCATTAATATCAGCAGTACCAAGCATGTCAACGTCACCACCTGTTACACCGTAGCTTACTGCATTAGCACCACCAACGGTAGCTGCAGCAGTACACTCAGAACCAGCAGCAAGAACCACACAATTACGTGGAACTACACCAATGTCATGAGTTGAACTAGTGGTAAGATCTCCGTGAGCAATCACGGCAGTCTCAATACGGACGGGGGATTGTAAAGCCATCTTGTATTCTCCCTTAAGCTGCGTTATATTTAGCAGTAACAAGAGCTTCTGGGCGAAGAATCTTCCTACCGTAAAGGTGCATACCACGAACAATGTCAGCAAAGCTGTCAGGGTCACGATAAGTTTCAGTCTTATTTATCTGCTCAGCAGTTGCTACAGCAGAATCATGACCAGCAACAATAACACCGTAGTTGGTGTTTTGGTTTGCAGAACCTGTAGTTCCAGCACCAGTACCTACTGAAGGCAAGTTGCTTGATACGTACAAGCGGAAACCAAAAAAGTTGTTGAGGTTTAGACCATTGCGAAGTGAGCCTGAGTCACCGAAATCGGCGTTCAAGAAGCGGCTATCTTCGTCACGAAGTAGCTCCATGAATACCGGGTCAACAACCAGCCAACGCCCTGCAGTATCAACTTGCTGTTGATCCAACAAACGGCCCATACGTGCTACAACCATTACAGGTGAAGCAGTTGCAGTCGGCAGAGCAGTAGCGCCCGGTAGACGTGCGGCCAAGGGAATTGAATGATCCCCTGCAGAACCAGTTGTAATGTTACCAAAGTCACCCTTTTTCAGTTTCATGCTTGATAGCAATTCATCTGAGCCAGCAGTAGTAACAGCTTTAGTGCCGTTTACTTGGTCATTAACAGTGCCAGCATTTGCATGCAAAGCAGACTGTTTATAGCCTGACAAGTAGCCAAGAACTTCTTGGTCATACTGATCAGCAAGACGATAAGCTGCACGATCCGTTGCAAGAGACATGAAATTAACATGGGAATGGGCTTCCTCAATATCATCCATCTTGAAAGCAAAATAGTTAGCTTTATCAACGACTAAGGAGAAATCCTCATCGTCTAAGTCTTGGGCTGAAACCTGTGTCCCACGAGCGTAGGAGCTTACAGAAATTTCAGGCTCTTTGATAATTTTCACTGTATCACCTTGGGCAGAAATCTCCCCAAAATAATCAGAGTTCGTTATATCACCTGTTACAGTTGCTTTACGGAAAGCAAGCTGTACTTTTTTTGAATAGATTACTGGGCTAAAATTACCGTTAGGTAAGTTCCCGTAACCTGCTGCTGATGTAAAAGCCATAGTAAAATCCTCCATAGATGTTTGGCTTAGGTTTAATTAAGCTTGTAACATTTAGTAAGAGGCTGTCTTTCTAGGGTGCGAATGTTATGTCAGTCGGCCAACCAACATATCAACGGGCCTATGCTAACAGGTAAGTCTTATCTTATTAGTTTTAGCTTAGGGGGTTTGAATGTAGTACAAGGTAGTCTTTTCAGAGGCTTGTACCACACTCTTGTAACACCTATAGTTATACTTACTAAATATAGGTTGTCAATAACAATTTTTAATTTAACGTGCACCGCCTGTCATATCATAAACAAACTTACCAGTGCGCATGGATTCCATAATAGCGTCTGCATTTTTTTCATATTCATGCATAGACATACTATTAACTTGAGATTCACTGAATCGTCCTGCTGAGTCGTTTGATTCAGGTTTAGTTGTTCGTTTAGTAACAACAGCAGATGCTGCTTCTTTACTAGATTTTTTACGAGACTTAGTATCCATATTATTGTCAACTTTATATAGATCAATAACACGAACTACAGATCTAGGATCGTCACTGTTCTCGTAGATAGCATCTTGTACCCACTTAGGTTGCTCTCCAGCCCAGTCATGAAAGTCATCACTCTCTCGTAAATCATCAAAGTCGGGATGTACGTCACGAATAGCGTCTTCATTTTTGTTACGCTCAGCCTCTGCAGACATGCGATCTAGTTCTTGTAGACGACCTTCTGCTAAGTTAAACTTTTCCTGAGCTTTCTTTTCTGCAATTGTCTCAACGATAGCTGCGACATCAGGGTACTTTTCTGCCCACTTAGCAATATCCTCATCAGATTTAGGGGCACGTATTTCACCACGTTCTTGTGCACTCTCTAACTGAGCCTTTATTTTCTTTAGTTCTTCCGATTGTTTATTTAAATGATTACGTAAATCACTATAGCGTTTCTTGTATGTACGCTCTTCACCCGAAAGTTTCTCGTCTTGTGATTCGTCTTGAGAGTCTTCTTTAGTTTCTACTTTTTGCTCTTCTTCAGGAGTATCTTCTCCTTCTACTAACTTCTGAAGTTCCGCTTCTTCTTCCTCAATACGCCTCTTATTAGCATTGCTGTAATTAGAATCTACAAATCCTGCTACTTTAGGTTGTTCTACATTTTCTAGTTCTGCCATAGTTTAGTTCCTTTATGTTGGGGCCAGCCGTAGCTGGGTAGCCTTATAGTTATTATAGGTAGTAATCTTTACTATCGTCTCTTCATTAAGCCGCCTCTGTTTAACATACCGTATTTAGACTCTAATTCTTTTTTAGTACTTGTTGCGGCTTTGTAAGCCGCTTTACTTTTCTTTTTTACTTTCTGTAAGTTTTCACTAGTTTTAGACGCTTTTGCTGCTGCTGCAGTTTTTGCTGCTTTAAGTGCTTTTTCTGCCCCACTAGGTTTGGGATCGCCTCCCCCACCATCGCTTGATTTTTTAGTTGGTTCATTAGGGTTAGGAGTAGGAGTATTCTTAGTAGGATCTGCCAAGTTAATTCCTAACTGTGAAGAGGCATACTTAGCTTGTGTCTCTCCTGAATTACCAAACATAGAAGCAACTATCTTTTCAAAAGGACTGTACTTATCCTCTATACCTTGAGCTTGTTCCATTAAAGATTTACTTGTAGGATTATCTTTACCACCATTCTTAGCCTTTTCTAATATAGCAGCAGCCCGTAGCGTAGATACAGTACTAACATTTGCAGCAGCACCTACAGGAGACATACGAAGCATATCAGGCGGTCCTTTTTGAGTCTTAGCCCAGTCACTCATAGATTTAGGATCACCAAACTTTAGACCCTCATACCATTTTTTTACTTCAGGTTGATCTGAGGGTCCATCGTCATCTCTGTCATTTCTGGATGAAGTCACGGCTGGTGTACCTTGTCTAAATCCTTCAGGTACAGGTGAAACAGGTTGTTTAGTATCTGAATACACAGCTATTTTCATAGCAGCCCCAGTAGAAGGATTGTAGTAATCAACAAGTTCTGTGGGACGAGTAGTTCCTGTGGCTGTTACCATACCGGGAAATGAAGACGCACCTATTGTTTCAAACCCTGATAAAACTGAAGGGATAGCTGGTGGGGCAGGAGGTTCTACTACTGTACCGCCCCCTGCATAACCTCTTATATACCCGCCTTCTGCAAGCTTAACGCCTTTAGCATCTAACTTTCTTTGTATTTCAGGGTTACGTTCAACAATATCAAAGATACGGTCAATCATACCATCTACATCTTCTTTTACATTCATCTGAGAAGCTTTAGGCATACCCTCTTTACGAGCAGCAGCCAACCCACCTTCATCCATAGTAATAGTTTCAGAGCCTTCCATAATACGTTTAACTTCAGCTAAGTCAGCCGCACTAATTTCGGAAGGTAAAGAAGCAGATCCTTCCATTATAGCTTTCATATCGTTCATATCTTCATCTGATATACTAGCCATAAGATCTTCTTCAGATATCTCAGAGCCGCCCATACCTGCAGGTACAGGCTCTCCACCAATACGCCCTTCTGATTCCATACTTGCATACTCTGACTTTGCATGATCTCGAAGATCTTCAAAGAACTTTACACCGTAAAAACGTAGAACGTCTGCAGGAACTACATATTCACCTTCAGATAGTTTTGCATCAATGTCATCACGTACTTCTTCAGCAGTAGAGCCTAGAGGTATTTCATTTCCGCTTACAGGATCAACTGGTAGTTCAGATGCCATTGCGTTCATTTGATCTTCAAGAGCCATTTATTTCATCCCTCAAGTATTTGAGTTTACGTAGAGCAGCTATCTCACCTTGACAGCGAAACAACTCTTCTGGTGATTTTAATTGTTCCATGTTCTTGTGTACCTGACTGATTTTACTATCAACAGTTTCACAAAAAGAATCCCATAGAGGTTTATCGTTTACTAGTTTTTTTATTATCATGTGTTAGGTCTTTGTACTAATCCACCTTGATTAAACCGTAGTTTCTGCTTTTTAGGATCTAGCTTTAAATCTTTAATGTTAATAGATTTACCTTGTAGAGTTTCAGTTTTTTCTAATGCTTCTTTTAATCTTTTAGCAAAACTCCCTCTAGGAAAACGCTCAGCTAGTAACTGATCTTTTTTACTCATACCGAGATTTTTATAGTTTAAATCTTTTTTGCCTATCTTTATTTGATCGCCTAGTTCATCTTTTAATTGCTTAAGTGCTTTATCAAAAGCGGTAACGTATGTATTGTAAAAACCTGAACCTTTTTTTATAGCACTCTCATATTCTTTTGAGCCTTTAGAGAAGCGTTTTTCTGCAAGCTTTTCAATAGGGGGTAATACAATTTCATCCACATTATTAGCTTTAGCATCCGCAATAATAGATTGCAATAAGACTCTTACAGAATCTGTAAGCTTAGGTAAGGGAGTGTCTTTTTTAGAGGTAGTCATTTGGCTCTCGGCTATAACATCTATAGCTCCTGACCTAATGTTTTGAAGTATATTATCTTTACCTGAGAAATCATATACATTAAGTTTCTTTTCAGCAAGCATCTCAAAATATGTTTCAACAGCATTAAGACGTAACCTCACAGAACCTGTAACATCACTATTAGGAAACTCCTTATCAAATATTTTTTTAAGTTCTAAAGAACCTTCAGCCTTTGTAAGTTTTTTATCTGTCATCAGAGGTATATATTTGTTAAATACAAAATTTTCAAATTCTTCAAAAAAGTCTCCCGCTTGAAAAAATTCTTCTTTAAAGGCTATGTCATCTATATCTGATTCAAATTGTTTTCTATATTTTTGTATTGATTCTGCTTTAGCTTTTTCAGGGTTATCTACCATTTTTTGAATTACATCAGATTGAAGTTCTTCTATTAAAAGATAATCAGCATCTTCATCAAATCTTATATTAGAAAGTTTTTCTGCGTCTTTATACGAAGGCGTTTGTTCTTGTCTATAGCTATACCTAGCATGTGCTAATGTAGAAGGTCCGTGATGCGTCATTAAACCTAAGTCTTTTTGTATAACATCAATTCCTATTTCCTGATAACCTATATCTAAATCTTCTAGGTCTGTCTGTCTTTGCATACTTCTATATTTAGATCCTTTTTTTAAAGCTTGTATCTTTAGTGGATCTAATTCAAAAGCTCCACTTATCACATCTTTAGTATACTTTTCTTCAGGTTCTAATCCAAACTGCCTAAAGTCTAGTTCTCCTTGAGAAACTTTAGGTGCACGTTTACGTACAAACGCTTCTATGTTTTGCCCTTTAGTACCCTTTTTACCTATAGGTGCTTCCTGTATAGCAGATTCTAAAGGACTATAAAATTCTGCAACTACGGTATCTTCTAAACCAACCATATCCCAAGTAAGTTTTTCATCATCTTCAGATAGCTTTATAGGATCTCTTTTACCTTCTTTAAACAGAGGATTATACTTAGGATTATCAATAGCTCCCGAAGGCATGTTAAATGCATTCCTAAGTTCTTTAGATATAAGCCTACTGATTGATGACATTACTGTACGTTCCCGCTAAAGCCTCGTTCACCCGGCGCTGCTGCACCACCGATACCAATGTTACCA